GTTGGCACATCAAGTCAAACAGCAGCATTTGCTTCAACTTTCCAGAAAGGTCCAATTGGTGAGGTTGTTACAATCTCTGACCAAAAGGATTTACTTGGTGTATTCGGTAAACCAACTGATGCTAACGCAGAAGACTGGTTTGTTGCATCTGAGTTTCTGGGATATGGTGGGCAACTAGCAGTTGTTCGTGCAGAAACAGGAGCATCTAATGCTGTTGATGCAGGTCCAACAGTTCTAGTTAAGAACACTGCTGATTGGGAAGGAGGCACAGGCTCGTCTAAAAAGTTTGTAGCACGTGCTGCTGGTAGTCTAGGTAACTCACTTAAGGTAGTCGTTGTTGATAGTGGTGCTGATCAGTATCTAACATTCGCAGCAACACCTGCTGGTATCGGTGTCGATGACACAGTTACATTTACTGGTGGTGCAACAGCAAAAGTTCTTTCATGGGTTCCTGGAACCAAGACTGCTGCTGTGGTTCTAACAAACCCCTCTACTAAAATTACAACTTCTGACACACTAGATATTCCTGATACAGGTGTTTCTGCAACAACTACAACACTAGTTGGTGGTACTGGATACACTGCTGGTACAGCAGTTGCCACATCTAACGGATCTGGATCTGGACTAACAGTTGATGTAGCAGTTGGAGCTGGTGTTCCAAGTGCAATCACACTTGCATCTGGTGGTTCTGCTTATGCAACTGGTGCTAACATTGCTACTACAGGTGGCGGTGGTACAGGATTAACAGTTGACGTTGTTGTCGCTGGTGGTGTTGTTCAGACTGTATCAATCAATACTGCTGGTACTGGATACACAGTTGGTGGAACAGTAACAATCGTTGGTGGTGGTTCAAACGCAACATTCACAATCGATGCAGCAACTGGTGCTGTAACTGCTGTTACAATCAACGCTGGTGGTACTGGATATCTTGTAGGAGATACAGTAACAATTGCTGGTGGTGGTGCTGACGCAACATTCGATATCGCTTCTGTAACTGATACACAGATTGCAATCTCTACTGTTAGTGACTGGTATACTAACACAGAAATTGCTGGTACTGGACTTAAGTTGAGTGCAATTGGTCCTCGTCCTGGTACATCTGCATTTGCTGCTGATAGAAGTCTTTCTGGAGACGAAGTTCATGTAGCAGTGATCGACACAACTGGTGATGTATCTGGTGCTTCTAGCACAATCGTTGAACGTCTTACATATCTTTCAAAACTCTCTGATGCAAAATCAACAGAGGGTGCAAATGTGTACTACAAGTCAATCATCAATACTGAGTCAAACTATGTCTATCATGGTTCTGCTTTAACAACAACAGTATCTGGTGCTGTATGGAATGCTGCTTCTGGTAGTGTATCTGGAGCACTTGGTATTGGTGGTGCTATTGAAACAACACTAACTGCTGGTGTTGATGACTATTCATATACTGCTGGAGAAATTGCATCAGCATATGATGAGTTTGCTGATGATGAGAATACTGATGTTAACTTCATCCTCATGGGTGGATCACTAGGTACTGAATCAGATACAAAGACAAAGGCAGCTAAGGTACTTGCTATTGCAGCAGGCCGTAGAGATGCAATTGCATTTGTATCACCTTACAGAGGAAACCAAATCGGTACATCTGGTGCTTTGACTTCTAGACAACAGAAGGATAACACTCTTGGATTCTTCAGTGGACTAACCTCCACATCATATGGAGTATTCGATAGTGGATACAAGTACATCTATGACCGATTTAACGATGTATATCGTTACATCCCAACTAACGGAGACATTGCTGGTTTATGTGTTGCTACATCAACTGCAACAGATGACTGGTTCTCTCCTGCTGGTTTGACAAGAGGTGGAATTCGTAATGCTGTTAAACTAGCATACAACCCATCTAAGGCAGATAGAGATGAACTTTATCAGAATAGAATCAACCCAGTTGTTTCTTTCCCTGGACAAGGCATCACACTATTTGGTGATAAGACTGCACTGTCTTCACCTTCTGCATTCGACAGAATTAATGTTCGTAGACTCTTCATTAATATTGAAGAGAGAGCAGAAGCACTTGCTAAGGCAGTCATCTTTGAACAAAATGATGAAACTACAAGATCTGGTTTCAACAATGCACTTTCTTCTTACCTTTCTGAGGTACAAGCAAGAAGAGGTATTAGTGATTTCCTAGTAGTATGTGATGAGTCAAACAATACATCTAGTGTTATTGACCGTAATGAATTTGTTGCAGAGGTTTACATCAAGCCTACACGCTCTATCAACTTCATAACATTATCATTTGTCGCTACGAGATCTGGAGTTTCCTTCAGCGAAGTCGTAGGTCGTTCTTAACCCATAACCACAAACTCGTAGGAAGGTAAATTAAAATGGCTATTAATTCAAACGTATCACAGTTTCTTAGTAAGATCAAACAGGGTGTTAAACCCAATATGTATCAGGTCAGTATTAACTGGCCAGATGCATTAGGTCAAGCAAAAGGAACCAACGATAAAGATCTAGTAGATATCCTTTGTAAGTCTGCAGCTTTACCTGCATCAAACTTAGGTGTTATCGAAGTCCCATTCAGAGGACGCACAGTAAAAATCGCAGGTGATCGCACCTTCGATACATGGTCTGCAACATTCATCAATGATGAAGACATGAAGATTCGTGCTTACTTTGAAGAGTGGTTAGCAGATATCAATTCTCACCAGAATAATGCATCTCCATTATTCAGACCACAAACATCATCAGAAGGTTACATGGCTAACCTTACAGTTGCACAACTTGAAAAGAATGCAACTACTAACGGTGGTGTTATCAGAGAATACACTCTACACCACGCATTCCCAACTAGTGTTTCACAAATCGATCTTGCTTATGATAGCAATGATCAGGTTTCTGAATTCTCAGTTGAGTTCCAACTATCATACTGGACAGCAGAAGCTAAGTCTGCTGCGGAGTCATCTCCTCCAAGTATCGTAGAAACAGTATCAGTTTAACTGGTATAAATAGTATAGTTGGTTAAACGAATATTATAATGAGTCAACTATTTGGATTCCAAATTAACAAAAGGAACGAACGGAAGGGTCAGTCCCCCGTTCCTCCTAGTGCTGAAGACGGCGTTGCCGTAGCAGCAGGTGGTTACTTTGGCACATATGTTGAAACTGATGCACAGGCAAGAAACGAGTTTGATCTCATAAAAAGGTATAGGGATATGTCCCTCCACCCTGAATGTGATTCTGCTGTTGATGATATTGTTAACGAGTTTGTGGTTAATGACGCTAACGATACCTGTGTACAAATTGATCTAACAAATCTGGAAGTGGGAGCTTCCGTAAAGAAAAGAATCCGAGAAGAGTTTGAGTACATCAAGCGTCTTCTCGGTTTTGATTTGAAAGCCCATGAAATTATACGTAATTGGTATGTAGATGGTAGGGCATATTACCACAAAGTAATAGATTTAGCGAAACCAAACGAAGGAATTACTGAGCTTCGCTACATTGACCCAATGAAAATAAGAAGGGTCAGACAAAAAATTAAGAAGGTAGAAGATCCAACAACTGTACGTGGTACTGCCCTTGAGCATGAGTGGGGAGACTACGTAGATTATTATATCTACAACCCACAAGGTTTTGGTAGACAGTCTTCAATGGTTGGTACTGGAGATTTTACTGGTAACCAAGGAATTAGATTAGCATTTGATTCTGTTACATTTGTCCATTCTGGATTGATGGACATGAACAGAAGGATGCATCTTAGTTTCTTACATAAAGGAATTAAAGGTCTCAATCAATTAAGAATGATTGAAGATGCACTGGTCATCTACAGATTATCAAGAGCACCAGAAAGAAGAATATTTTACATTGATGTAGGTAACCTTCCAAAGGTTAAAGCGGAACAATATCTACGTGATGTAATGTCTCGTTATAGAAACAAGCTTGTCTATGATTCACAGACAGGTGAGATACGTGATGATAAAAAGCATATGAGTATGCTTGAAGACTTCTGGTTACCTCGTAGAGAAGGTGGTAGAGGAACTGAAATTACCACTTTACCTGGAGGACAAAACCTTGGTGAACTTAAAGACGTTGAATATTTTAAGAAGAAGTTATACAACTCACTTAACCTTCCACCATCTCGCCTTACTGACGATAACAAAGGTTTTAATCTTGGTAAGAGTACGGAAGTTCTTAGAGACGAACTCAAGTTTACTAAGTTCATTGGAAGATTACGCAAAAGATTTAGTGCAATATTCCAAGACGTTCTTAAGACTCAACTAATTCTTAAAGGAGTTATTGCTCCTGAAGATTGGGATGATATGCAAGAGCATATCCAATATGATTACATACACGACAACCATTTCAATGAACTCAAAGAACTTGAGATGGAAACTCAAAGGATTGCTCTAGTAACACAGATGGATCCTTATGTCGGTAAATACTATTCAGTTGATTATATTCGCCGTAATATTCTTGGTCATAAAGATGTAGACATCAAAGAACAAGATAAGCAGATGAAGAAGGAAATTGATATGGGTATCGTAATGGATCCAATCGATGTTAATACATTCGATACAATGGATCGTCAAAACGATGCTTTCGCTCCTGAGATCGAGGCACAAAATGCTGAAGATGATCAAAAGCGAGACATGGAAATGGCTAAGCAACAAGCGAAGCTTAAACCTGCTCCAACCAAAACCACTAGTAATACTAAATAAAAGATAGTCATGGAACAATCGAATCCCAACGCTGAAGTTCTTTCAGTAGTTGATACAATCAAAGACGGCAAAAGAGCTGATGCATTGGATGCTGTTAATGATATATTATTCTCACGTGCTGCTGATGCAATTAAAAGCTATAAGCAAGTCGTGGCCAAGACTTTTTTTGATGAACCACAGGTAGAGGAGCCATCCAATGAAACTGATAACGGAACAGATTGAAGATGTAAAAGTCATTACTGAAGGTAAAGGTGATGATAAAAAATTATACATCGAAGGTGTTTTCCTACAAGCAGAATTAAAGAACAGAAACGGAAGGGTCTATCCTTTCAAAGTTCTAGAAAATGAAGTAGGTAGATACAATGAAGAATACGTTAAAACAAAACGTGCTCTTGGGGAGTTGGGTCACCCTGACGGTCCTACTGTTAACCTTGACCGTGTTTCACACAGAATTACATCGCTTAGAGCTGAAGATAATAACTTCATCGGAAAAGCACAGATCTTAGACACTCCTATGGGTAAGATCGCTAAG